ATGGGATTCGCGTTCATTCGAGAGGGCGATCATACGGACCACGGTGGCACTGTACTTTCATCCGGAGCGATTACTTTCATCGACGGTCGGCCAATTGCGTTTGTTGGCACGATGGTTACCTGCCCGAAGTGCAAGGGGGTATTTCCGATCGTCACCAGCAAGAATCCCGGCATGAATTTCGACGGTCGGCGAGCGGCATTTCAGGGGGACATGACCGCATGTGGCGCGACACTGATGGCTAGCCAGGGTAATGCCACTGCGAACGTTCCCGTGGGTTCTGGTGGGACCACGATGTCAGCTCGGCATGAGGCCGATGATTCAACGGAGCGTTATCGCGGTCGATTCCAGGTCGTCGGCGCGGACGGGCAACCGGCCGCAAATAGCCTGTACAGCTTGCGAACGCCAGAGGGCCAGACCATCAGCGGCACAACCGATGCCGACGGTTACACTCAGTGGCATCACGCAGACTCGCCAGCCTCCCTGATATTCGGTCGGGAGAAGCCTGAATGAGCCATGACGTCCCCGGCGGAATGTCGACCGAAGGTACGACGACTAAGGTGTATCTCGGCGGCGATCTCGATCAACAGGACAAAAAAGTACTCTGCGGGGCGCTTTGCCAATGCAAGAAAGGCCCGAACATCAGCATCGTCGGCGCCCGACTAAAGCAGGCATGCGTGGCGACAAAGCTGAACGCGCTGGATGCTAGGGGCGATAGCATCTACAAGCCCGAAATCAGCTACAACATGAACGAATACCCGCCAGCGCCTATCATGTCGTCGCGAAATCCGCTCGAGCCGCACGGGTTCATTCCGAACTGGATCAAGGCGCACTACCCAGAAGGCTACGTCCCTGGCGTTGGCTGGATCCGACGACCTGATGTCGTGATCGTCAAAGACCCCGGAAAGCCGCCCACGCAAGATAATCTGTCCGGCGTGGTCGAAATGAAATTCCCGCCGGACAAACGTGACATCGAGCAGATAGCGGATTACCGGGAAATTGCAGGCCCGAACGCAAAGGTCACCGAACTCGACCCCGCGACTTGTGGCTGCCCTGACGACGAAGGCGAAGAGTCATCCAGTCCGACCGCCGACGCGCTGCGCGACGCCTTTTCGTCGATTGGAAGGCAGGTGAGGAAGCTGCTCAACCAAACCGGAGCTGGCCCCGCCCCAGGAGGCGGCATGCCGCCTTCTGTACCCGTTCCAGTTCTCTAATTGACATGACCGACAAAGCATTCATCGAATACGCCAAAGCACATCAGCTCGAAGCGCTGATTCCGGGCGGAGCGCTCGAGCCGACCGACAAGCATGACTATGTCGGTGCTGCCGTCGTTGTGCGTGCCGCACTGTTCTTCCGCAACGCTGCGGACCCTGAAGTACGCCGGGCGATAGCGGAGTGCTACGAGCAATATCGCGAGATCGCGAAGGACGAGCTGAAATGGCTTTGGCAGGACGGGAAGGAGCCCGTCAAGATCAAGGGCGGAAACCTTCCCTCCGGCACATTCACGTCATACTCCGACAAGGCAGCACTGACCGCATACGTGACATCAGGGAATGCCTCGGCCGACGCCGGGTTCTGGCATTTTCAGGTGTTCGGTCAGCAACGCTGGCGCGAAGCTCGCCCGCATGCAGGTCTGAACACGCTGACATTTTCCACGTCGCTGCTGTACGTCGCCGAGAACCCTACTGCGTTCCAGAAACTGTTCGTAGACTTCGCCCGTCGGCTCAAAGTTGTCAGTGGGTATGCCGGATACGCAGTGAATCTCAGTCTCGCGAAAACAGCAGCAAACGTGCCGACCGAATACCAACTCGCAAAGCAGATGATTGCCCTGGACGTTGGCGAACCGCTACTGCAAGCGGCACGCCTGCGTGACGGCATCAAGACGGTCGGCTGGCTTACCGCGCTCGACAAGGAACTGCTCGATAAGGCCGGCGGGATCGATACCCTGCGAAACGAACTGCCCCCAGCCTGGTACGCGCTCTACGATCTGAACGGCGGCGTTGTGATACAGGCTGGCCGGCGCCCTGAATCGGGCTCGTCGACCGACGGCGATGAGAACGGGCCGCCCGTTCCGCCTCCCAACTACGTGATCCTCAACGCGGCCCTCAAATCGGTGCGCGTTCCTTCCGTGTGGCAGTTGCAAATTGGCCAGCCAGGCTCGGCTTCCCCGTATTTCGCCACGACGGCCGAAAGCGATGACTGGCTGCGGCGCTTCGATGTGCCGGATAGTCAGCTTGTCGAGTACAAGGCGAAGCTGCTCCATACACCATCGCTCGATACCGACTGCATGTTGCCGGATCACATGTGAGCACCAGGCGCGAGCGAAGGCTCTGCTGTCTAAGCTGACGCCATGACAAACGACGAAATCGCCGCTTGGGCCAAGGATCCGCGCCGAGCGGACACGATGCCCTTCGGCCTGTACGAGCCCGCGCACCAGAAGGGCATCACCGGTGCCGCCTTGGTTGTGCGGGGCGTGCTCTACTTCCGCGACGGCTTCACACCCGCCGTCCGCCAAGCCCTGGTGCGCTGCTTCACGCAATACAACGCGGCGATCGAGGAGTATCACCACGCGCTCGAGGTGGCAGCCGGCGAGCAGCCATCGAAATCCGGGCCGCTGCGCTGGCTGTACGCCGAGGGCGAAGAGCCAGCCCAGTACGACAAGGCGCCGGGATTCGAGAGCATCGCGGCGCGCGTGCCCGCCGACCAAACGCTCGCGGTCGCGATGACGAGCGCCGAGCACAAGCTCGCCACCGGGTTCTACGAATTTACCGTGTTCGCGCTGAGCGAAGGGAAAGCAGCGCGCAAGCGCGGTCTTGACGGCCTGGCCTTCACGGTGCCGCGCGCGTTTCTCGTCCAGCGGCCGGGCGTATTCGAAACGCTGTTCAATGCGTTCGCCAAGGATCTACCGACCGTCCACGGGCACGGCGGCCTGGCTGTGAACGTGCCCCCGATGGGGCGGCTGCCGAACGAAGCCAGTGAGTATTTCTACGCGCGCCGCTTCGGGCCGGGCATCGACGTCGGCGATCCGATGCGATCGACCGTCCGCAAGCTCTACACGAAGATCAAGACCGTCGACTGGCTGAACGCGCTCGACGGGGATCTCGTTCGCGCGGCTGGCGGCGCATCGTCGCTCATGCTTCCGCCTGACTGGTTCTCCCGCCAGCCATTCGGTGACGGCGGCCTACTGATCAAGGCTGGCGCCGCGCCGGAGTCCGGCGTGTCCAACGGACCGGGAATTCCCGTCTCGCCGCCGGCCGCGTACGTCATTCTGAATCGCGCGCTGAAGCCGATCATTGCGGATTCGGTCGATACCCTGCAGGACGGGACGCTCGATAGCACTGCGCCGCTGCTCAATACGGTCGTCGCGACCGAAGGATGGCTGCACCGCTTTGATGTGTCGGATGACCAGCTCAAAGCCTACTGGGTGGAATTGCACAAGACGCCGACAGTCTATAGCTCAGGCCCGTAGCACCACCAAACTGGCATGACGTTTGCTTAATCACTGTCCGGCGCAACCCGTAGCAAGCCACTTCGCTTTCGCGTACCATCCGCGGGCGGGCGGACCATCGACGCGGCCGCACGACAACGTATAGCCGAGCCAATGAAAATAATCGCGGATCTAGAAAATGCTGGCGGTGCCCGCCAATGCTCTGAAGTCTCGAACGGGGAACGCAGACCTCAGCTTGGACAAAGATTCAAAGTCGTTTCCTTCTTCGCTGGCTGCGGGGGTCTCGATTTGGGTTTCACGGGTGGCTTTTCTTACCGCGGCGAACGCTTCGCGAAGCTACCGTTCGACATCGAGCGCGCATATGAGATTGATGCTCGCTGTAAGGCCACATATGAGCAGAACATTGGCCCGCATTTCGAAACATGCGACCTCAGTACTGCCGACATCGAGAGCATGCCGAATGCCGATGTACTTATTGGCGGCTTCCCATGCCAGGAATTTTCAATATGCGGACCGCGCCGTGGCATCGATAGCAAGCGGGGATCGCTGTTCAAGGCGATGTCACGCTACGCTAGACTGAAGCAGCCAATGGTAGTCGTGGCGGAGAATGTCGCGCACATCGCAAGATTGAATGATGGCGCTGACCTGCAATCTATTCGTAGATCGTTCGCTCAAGCTGGCTATCGTGCATACATCTGGCGAATGTTCGCACCAGACTACGGCATCCCACAATCGCGCGACCGTGTCCTACTAATCTTTGTTCGTCGCGATATTGATCTCGTCCCCGAAGAACCGCCCAAAGCTTTCGAAGGGAAGCACCGGTCGATCGAATGGGCCATCGGCGATCTTGAGCAGGTTCTCGACGAGAGCGTGCCAAACCAAAGTCAGTATTTCAAGGCGGCGCTGGCGCGCTCCGGGCATGGCCAGGGTGACGAAATCTCGCGGCGCAGCGAACCCGGCTACACTGTCAGAGCAAACGCCAAGTCTCGCGTTCAGTTTCACTACTCGCTACCACGACGCTTGACAGTCCGCGAATGCGCTCGCTTGCAGACATTTCCGGATAATTTCGTTTTTCCGCATGCTGCAACGTATAACATCATGCAAATCGGCAACGCGGTGCCGCCGGTGCTTGGTCACGTCGTCGCAAGAGAAGTCGAAAGATTTCTCACGGGTGCTCTCGAAGCAAATACACGCCTCAAAAAGAAAGGCCGATAGATATGGTTAGCCAGAGGAAGATCGAAATTGATTCACTTGCCAAGTATGCTGAGAAGATCGAACAGCTACTTGAGGCCACACTGAAACGACAGGCCGATGCTCCGTACAAGGGGAATTGGTATCGGGGTGTGGGCAATGCAACTGCCCATAAACTGATTCCCTCTCTGTATCGGCATCCCTCTCTTAGTGAGGTTGAGCCTCTCATTAAACTTGAGCGAACAATGCTGGAGGATTTCGAGAGACAGAACGTCTTGCATACGTCCGTTCCAACGCCAATGGCAGGATCCGATGAGGCCAGGCCGCTGCTATCACTATTTTTTATGCAGCACCATGGAATCCCAACGCGCCTGCTGGATTGGACGAGCAATCCTTTTATTGCGCTGTATTTCGCGCTAAGCTCGGCTGCAATGACAGACGATGCCAAGGGCTATAAGGCCGACGCGGCAGTCTGGATCTTGGATCCCGTAGCGTGGAACGAGGTCGCGTTGGCACAAGTAACTCATGGAAAAGGCGGTCCCCTGTCTCACGACTCCGACATTCCCGTTACAGGATATGGCCCGCGAAAGCTCTACAACGGAGCCTTGCAACCAACAGCGATTAGCACATTATACGACTATCCGGCAGCAATTCTCGGCGTAGCAAATACTGCGCGAATGTTCGCGCAAAGAGGTGTTTTCACGATCTTCGGACGTACAGTCCAGCCATTAGAAGATCAATACACCAACGGGAAATTCCCTACGGGCACGCTTACCAAGATGGTAATACCCAAGGAGCATATCAAAGGTCTTTTGGAAAAGCTCCTTTACGTTGGTTACACTGATTCCGTGTCGTATCCGGACCTCAGCGGGTTAGCCATGGAAATCAAACGCTCACGCGGGTTTAGGGTATAACCATGTTGAAAGTACTTTCTCATGAGCCGAAGCCACTCATTTGGTGGTATGAGCAACATTTGCTTGGGCGCATCAATATGAGCCCCGAGTATCAACGTCGTTCATATATTTGGAGCAAATGGAAAAGGGCGCACCTGATTGACTCACTTCTCAACGATTTCGATGTACCAAAATTCTACGTTGCAAACTTTCTAGAGTTGCATGTTGATGCTCTAAACAGAGAGCGCAAATCATATGCCGTCATTGACGGAAAGCAGAGATTCCAAGCAATTTTTGACTTCTTCGATGGCGAACTCAAGCTAAATCCGACATTCATACTCGATGACGCTCCAGATTTGCCGCTCGGCGGTCTGTCGTATGTCGAATTGAAAAGCAAGCACCCCCATTTAGCGCGAAAAGTAGAAAATTTCGTGCCCACGGTAATGGATGTTCTTACCGATCAAAAACATAAGATCGAAGAGCTTTTCGTTCGACTTAATAGCGGCGAGGCGACTACCGGGGCGGAAAAGCGAAACGCCATGGGCGGTCCAATTCCGGCGATCGTGCGCGACTTAGTTTTGCATCCATTCTTTCAAAAGAAAATCCGCTTTGACACAAAGCGGATGCAGGAGCACAACTTAGCAGCCAAACTCCTCTTAATTGAATACCGGGGACGCTTCGCGGATACAAAGTCAGCGAATCTGAATGATTTTGCAAACGAAGGAATCAACTGGCAGGCTGAACAGGATGACACAAATCTCGGTTTTGGGCCATTTGGCGATGCTCGAGATCGCGTGTACTCGGTCCTCGAGAAACTGACTCCAGAATTCCTAGACCGGGATAAGCTTCTGTCATCAGGCGGCCAAGTTCCCGTGTATTACTGGGTCGCGCGGGAGCGACCGGAACTCTTGCCAGAGCTGCATGATTTCCTGGAAGAGCTGACAACAGCCGTCAAGGAAGTGGTCTCTACTCAGCGACACAACCCCGAGAAGGCAGACCCGGAACTTGTCGCGTACTACACCATGTCTCGGACGACGAATGATCAAACGAGCCTAGATAATCGCTATAGGATCTTGGTTAAACGCCTAGAGGCGTTTAGCAGGCCTGTTCGCGGGGGGCGCCGTCGCGTTTGATGTCGCCTGTAATGCAGTGTCTCCCCGTGTGCTGCTCGACGTGTTCGCCATAGGCGTATGCTTTGGGTGGTGCACCGGGGAGAAATAGGTCTCTATGGTCGTTTCTGCCGCCCGCAGCCGACAGATGTCCCTCGTTCGGTCGCGCGATACCAAACCAGAGCTGCGAGTACGGAGGTATCTACATGCCGCCGGCCTGCGATACCGAATTCATGCGCGAGAACTGCCGGGCACCCCTGATCTCGTATTTCCCGGCCGACACGCTGTTGTATTCGTCCATGGATGCTTTTGGCACAAGCACCCCGGCTGTAGGGCGGCTCGCTTGCCAAAGTCTAGGCTGGACTTCTGGGCGCCTAAGCTGGACAGCAATGTGGCGCGCGATCAGCTCGTCCAAGAACAATTACGAGGGCTCGGTTGGAGCGTTTTTGTAATCTGGGAATGCGAATCATCTAATGAGCAAAATCTGCGCATACTTGCAGACGACCTAAAGAAGCTCCCCACACGCCCATACAAGCGTTCACATCGAGTCCGTTGACTACATGGCTACAGATCCTCACGTCTGACTATGGAGGGTACCGGCGAACACAATGACACGCGACCATCGGCGCATGAATTCGCATCATCGCGCACCAAAACGCACGATTTCTGCGTGCCATGCATCACCCCGAATCCCGCACCACAAGGGCCGACGAGTCTGTCGGCCCAATGCACTAAAACCACCCTGCCAAGCGAAGCCCGCAGGCGGGGAGGGGACCGCGCAGCGGCCGGCGCAGCGCCGGCCTACCCGATCCCCTCCCATCCTCCCGGATACCCTACACAACCGCACGACAGCCTCCCTGGGGGCCTCGCCTTACGGCGTCCGCCCCTTGCGCACCCCGCGCGGACCAACCCGCCGCAGCGCCTCTAATCGCGCCGGCCCCAGACGCAAAAAGGGCCGCGCCCGGTTGCCCGGTGCGCGGCCCTGCCGCATGACTTCGAATCGCCGCGTGCGCTACGCGGTCGCCGGCGCCGGCGGAATCTCGTAATCGTCGAACAACACCACCTCTTCGCCGAGCCAGTCGTTCAGCTCGGCGAAGCGCGCCTGCAGCGGCTTGATTTCGTTCCGACCGAACACGCGCGCCGCAGTGTCCGGCGTGCCGAACCCGCCCGAGTTGCTCGGCACAATGCCGAGCAGTTGCGGCGGCACGCGATGCGCGGCGAGCAGGTCGTCGCGCGTCACGTTCTTGATGTTGAAGAACTCGTCCTTCGCCGCGACCTCCGACACGGGGATGAGCTGGATGCCGTCTTTCTTCCCGCCCGGCGCGTACATGAACACGTTGCGGAAATTGCCCGGCCCCTTCGCGTTCTTCAACGCCGTGCGCATGTTGTCGACATCCTCCTGCTTCTGCGCCGCGTCCGTCATGTACAGGATGAAGCCCGCATGGCTGCCGTTTTCGTAATACTTCCGCCGGAACAGCGTCGACGACTCGTTCAGCCAGGCCGAGTGAAGCGAGCTGAGATATTCGGGCAGGCCGTACACCTCCTGGTTGATGTCCGGCCGCATGAGCTGGAACACGCTGCCCGGCTCGAACTCGTGCTTGTCCTGCCAGCCGTTCACGTACACAAAGCCGCTGAAATCTGCCTTGCGCCGCGTGTATTTGGCCAGGGCCGGTTCGAGCCGCAGCGTGTCGCCGAGCTGATTGCGACGGCGTTCCAGGTAGCCGTTGCCGAACGTCAGAAAATCGAGCGCCCACCGCTCGAACGCATGCCGCGACAGCCATTTGTGCGGCCGGAACGTCGACGCCAGCACGTTCGCCTTGAAGTACAGCGCGGAGCTATGGTGCGTGCTCGCGCGGAACGATTTCGCCAGGCCAGCAAAGCTGACGGGCGGCTCGAACCAATCGCCGTTCGACCAGCATTCGACGTAATCGAGAATCTCGGCGCGGTTCATGACCGGCGTGGGATCGTCGAAGGTGAAGACCTCGGCGCGCGCCGGCGCGGCGCCGGCGGCGCCCGAATCCGGCGCCGCCGCGAACGTGCGCGGCGCGCGCGATCGGCGCTTGCTCATGAATAGAACTCCGTGAAAGATGAAGAATTGATGTCGCCGCCGGCGAGCGGTTCGCGGTCGATCGCGTGCAGGCAGGCCCATGCCAGGTCGGCGTGGCCCGTCTCTTCGTTGCGGTCGGCGGTGTACGTTGCGTGGCGGCCGCTCGCCGTCATGGTCTGTTTGATTCCCATAAACGCCGCAGCCAGGTCGGTCCATCCCGCGTCGAATTGCAGGCGGCCGTTGCGGATGACGGATTGCCCCTTCAGCACAAGGCGGGTTTTGACCTCGGGTGAGTAGTTCAATGCAACGGCCGCCGGGTAGAACTTCCGCACGAGCTGATAGACGCCCTGCCCCATTCCCGTCGTGTCGATCGCGATATAGCCGACGTTGTAGCGCTGCGTGATCTGTTCGATCGCCGCAGCCTGTTCCTCGAAGTCGTTGCCGCGGAACTGGTGACGTTCGAGCACGCGGAACGTCCCACCCTCGACACGCGGCGGCGCCACGACAACGAGACCGGCCGAGTCGCCAGTCAGCGCCGGATCGTAGCCAACCCACACCTCGCGATAGCCGAACGGGCGCAGCAGCAGCGGCGAGAAGTCGTCGGCCCATTCCTCCCACGAGTCGACCATGCAGCGCTGCAGCTCGGCCAGCTTGAACACCGACACCGAATCGTCGATGAACTGGCACATCAGCAGGTTCGCGAAAGCCTCTGCGCTGTACCTGCGCCGCAGTCTCTCCAGGTCGAACAAGTCGCAGCCGCCTTCGATCGCATCGAGTACGGTAACGATCTGACGCCACTGCTCGTCCTCGCCCAGCATGCCGCGCACGAGCGCTTCGTGGCTCGTGTCGATCTGGATACGATCGCCAGGCGCGCGCCCGCGATTCGCATCGGCGCCGCTCCAGAACGCGTAGGCTTCATGGGTCGTACTCGACGGCGTACTGAAGTAGGTCAGCCGCCACCGCTTGTGCATCGCCATGCCCGACGCAACGGTATTCAGCTCGCGGAACTTCGGCACCCAGAAATATTCGTCGAAATACAGGTTGCCGTGATACGACTGCGCGGTGCGCGAGTTCGTCCCCAGGAAGTACAGCGTCGCGCCGTTCGGCAGAATGATCGGATCGCCCGTCAGCTCCACGTCGGCCACGTCACGCGCGAACTGCACGATGTACTGTTTGAAGACGTGCGCCTGTGCCTTGCTGGCCGACAGGAAAATCTGGTTCCGACCGGTATCGAGCGCGTCGACGAACGCCTCGCGGGCGAAATACCAGGTCGCGCCGATCTGCCGTGACTTCAGGATATTGCGCGTCTGCTGATCGCCGTTGCGATACCAAACCTTCTGGTAGTCGAACAGCGATTCGCGGAACGCCCTCACGATCCGCTCTTCCTGTTCGGCGCTGATTTCGTTGCGCGGCGGCTTACGCTTCGGTCCCGCATTGCGCGCGGCGATGTTCGGGTTCAGGTCGCCTTCCTTCCCCGTTTCCCCGTATTTCTGCACGCGTGCGAGCCGCTCGATCTGCCGACCGAGCAGGTCGATTTCCTTGTAGTCCGCGCCGTCCTTCTTGTCCTTCGCAATCAGGACCATCAAGCGCGTTTCGGCGGCCGCCTCGATGCGCTCGATCGGCGTCGCCTCCTTCCATTTGTCACGACGGCACCACGACGCCACGGTCGCCGGCTTCAGTTCGAGATGCCGCGCGATCGACGAGATGCGCCAGCCTTGCCAGTAGAGCGAGCGCGCGGTCTGTCGCACGTTCGTTTCGCGTTGAATTGGGTCTGTCGTTTCGAGCATGCGGCAAGCGTAGGGCGACGCGCGCGCGCGATCACGCGGAACACTGCGTACCCATGCGTGCAACACACGCCGTTCGTTGAGCCGTGACGCGTGAAGGTCGAACATGAGAACCACGCTCACTCAACCACGGTTCGACCTCAATCCATGGCAACCAACAAGACGAAATTTTTCCGCGTCGCGGTCGAAGGCGCGACTGTCGACGGTCGCGAGATCAAGCGCGAATGGCTCACGCAGATGGCGAAGAACTACAACCGCGAGCTGTACAGCGCGCGCCTGAACATCGAGCACCTGAAGGGGTGGGCGCCGCTTTCGCCCACCAACCCGTTCGGCGCATACGGCGACGTAGTTGCGCTGAAGGCAACCGAGATCGAAGACGGCCCGCTGAAAGGCAAGATGGCGCTGTACGCGCAGCTCGATCCGACCGACGAGTTGGTCACGCTGTCGAAGAAGCGCCAGAAGGTTTTCACGTCGATCGAAGTCAATCCCGACTTCGCCGACATCGGCGAAGCATATCTGGTCGGTCTGGCTGCGACCGACGATCCGGCGAGCCTCGGCACCGAAGCGCTGCAATTCGCGGCGCGCCGTTCGAACAACCTGTTCTCGGCCGCGTGCGAAACGTCGATCGAGTTTGAAGGCGAACCCGAATCGACGAGCCTGCTGTCCATCGTGAAGGGCATGTTCGCGCGCAATCGCACGACCGACGACCAACGCGACGCTGACGTGCGCCGCGCCGTCGAAGAAGTCGCTGGCTTCGCCAGCCAGCAAGGCCGCGACATCGCCGCGCTGCGCGTCGACCTCACCGCCGCACAGAAGCGCGCCGACGAAGCGGCCGCCGCTGTCGAAGCTCTGACCGCGAAGCTGTCGGCCACCGATAACGGCGCTCCGCGGCGCCAGCCGTCGACCGGTTCGACCGGCGAGCTCGTGACCGACTGCTGATCCCTTCCACGCTCACCCCCGGAGAATTCATCTCATGAAGAAGGAAACGCGCCAGGCGTACAAGAAATACGCCGCGCAAATCGCCAAGCTGAACGACACCGACGACGTATCGGAGAAGTTCGCCGTCGAGCCGTCCGTGCAGCAAACGCTCGAAACCAAGATGCAGGAATCGAGCGCGTTCCTGAAGAGCATCAATATCCTGCCCGTGACCGAGCTGGAAGGCGAAAAGCTCGGCCTGTCGGTATCCGGTCCGATCGCGAGCCGCACCGACACGACGAAGTCCGAACGCCAGCCGATCGACCCGACGGCGCTGGACAGCAACCGCTACCGCTGCGAGAAAACCGACTACGACACGGCCATTACGTACCGCAAGCTCGACGCCTGGGCGAAATTCCCCGACTTCCAGCAACGCATCCGCAATGTGATCCTCAACCAGTCTGCGCTCGACCGGATCATGATCGGCTGGAACGGCGTCAAGGCGGCACTGTCGACGGACAAAGCAGCGAACCCGCTGTTGCAGGACGTGAACATCGGCTGGCTGCAGCAGTATCGCGACCGCGCAGGGCATCGCGTGCTGCACGAAGGCGCGAAGGAAGCCGGCAAGGTGCTCGTGGGTAAGGGCGGCGACTACGTGAATCTCGACGCGCTCGTGATGGACATCGTGTCGTCGATGATCGACCCGTGGTTCCAGGAAGACACGGGGCTCGTTGTGATCTGCGGCCGCGAGCTGCTGCACGACAAGTATTTCCCGATCGTCAACACGACGCAGGCACCGACCGAGCAGCTCGCGGCCGACCTGATCGTCAGCCAGAAGCGCATCGGCAACCTGCCGGCCGTGCGTGTGCCGTTCTTCCCGAAGCGCGCGATGATGGTGACGAAGCTGGAGAACCTGTCGATCTACTTCCAGGAAGGTGCGCGCCGTCGCTCGCTGATCGACAACCCGAAGCGCGACCAAATCGAGAACTACGAATCGTCGAACGACGCGTATGTCGTCGAAGACTTCGGTTGCGGCTGCGTCGCGGAAAACATCGAGCTGGTGGCGGCATGACGATCAACACGCCCGCTCGCGCGCACTTCGCGCGTGTGTCGGCCGCCCGCGCGGCGGCCGCGACGGCGCCCGGTCAGACGATGGCCGGTGCGACGCCCTACGAGCTGATGCTCGCGAAGCTCGCGGCCGACCGCCGTGCCCTGAAGGGCGTGCAGTCGGTCGCCCGCAAGGTCGAACTAAAGCGGAAGTTGCTGCCGGAGTACGCCGACTACGTGGCGGGCGTGTTAAACGGCGGCCGCGGCGCCCAGGACGACGTACTCGTGACGATCATGGTCTGGCGCATCGACGCCGGCGACTACGACGGTGCGCTCGCGATCGCCGCGTACGCGCTCACGCACGGCCTCGCGCTACCCGACCAGTTCGAACGGTCGCTCGCCTCCGTCGTCGCCGAGCAGTTCGCCGATGCCGCGCTGGCCGCGTTCCTGGAGCGCAGCACGTTCGACGCCGCCAGCCTGGAGCTGGTCGACGAGCTGACGGCCGACGCGGACATGCACGACCAGGTGCGCGCGAAGCTCTGCAAGGCGCTCGGCTACGCCGTACAGGAAGCCGACCCGCCGCGCGCCCTCGACTATCTGCGCCGCGCGCTGTCGTTGAACGATCGCGTCGGCGTGAAAAAAGACATCGATCGGCTCTCGAAGCTGATCGAAGCCTCGGGTCGTCAGGGCGACGGCACCGAAGGCACGTAAAGAGCCCACCCCGGCATGGCGGCACCGAAGGCACGGCCCAACGCCTGACGGACACTGGCCCTGACCTTCGGTCCACCGCCATCACTCCCCGAATCGACCATGAACAGTTTCGTTGCCACTGCTGCGCCTGCCGTCGCGGCGTCGCCGATCGACGGCACGCTGACGAACGACGGCTTCTTCCCGGACATCGACCTGTCGGCGCTGCGCGACGCGATGCGCCTGGATGGCACCGTGACGCGCGAACGCCTGCGCCACGCCGCGCGCGACGCCATGCTGACCGTGAACGACGAGCTGGCCGCGTGGCGCGCCCGACAGCGGGCAGCGGGCGCGGGTTCGCTTGCCGACGTGCCGGCCGAGCGGGTCGACGGCGAATCCGTGCACGTGTTCCGTTACCGGCGCGCGGTCTACCACCTGGCGCACGCGGATGTGACGGAGAAATACCGCGGCTTCGACTCGACGAAGAGCGGAGGCCAGGTGGCGGCCGAGCTGGCCGTGACCGCCGACGAGTCGCGCCGCAACGCACGGTGGGCCATCAGCGACATCCTGGGCGTCGCGCGCTCGACGGTTGAGCTGATCTGATGCAGGTCGCCACGCTTCAGGGTGAAACGCTCGACGCCCTTTGCTGGCGGCACTACGCCAGCACGGCCGGCACCGTCGAAGCGGTCCTGGAAGCCAATCCCGGCCTCGCCGAGCTGGGTGTCGTGCTGCCGATGGGAACCGTCGTCGACATGCCCGAGCTGAACACGATCGAGCAGACGAAGCCCCTCCTGCAACTGTTTGACTGACCTGGAATTGTCCGAATGGCTGAACCGAACACCACTACCGCCGCAGCGCTTGCCGCCGCGATCGGCCTGGCCGGCATCGCGCCGGGCATCGACGGCGATGCGCTGATCGGCGCGTTCGCGGGCGCCGCGCTCGTCGTCGTCACCTCGAAAGACCTCGGCATCGGCCGGCGCGCCGCATACATGCTCATCTCGCTCGTGATGGGCTATCTGGCCGCGCCGGAAATCACCCACCTTGTGCCGGTCCGCTCATCGGGCGTCGCCGCGTTCTTCGCCGCCGCGCTCGTCATCACGGTCACGCTGACGCTGATGGAGCGCGTGAAGGACATCGACTTCGGCGCGCTGATCCGCAGGGGGAAATGACATGCACCTGTCGTTTGCCCTGGTCGCGCTCGCCGCGCACCTCGCCGTCATCCTGCGCGTACTGACCTACCGGAAGAACGGCGCGCGGCACCGTTCGCACGTTGCCTGGACGGCTTGGTTGATCGTCGCGATTTCCGGCGGCTCGGCAATCGAGCTGCTCATCCACCCGAAGCCGGTCGGCTTCTTCCAGGCCGTGCAGGCCGTGATGCTGGCCCTGTTCGTCTACCTTGCGCACGGGAACGTCGCGCGCCTTCTCCGGAGCACCGAATCATGAATATTCTCCGCTTCAACGACCGCGGCGCCGAAGTCGGCCTTCTGCAGCAACGTCTCGTACGTGCCGGCTACGCGCTCGACGTGTCCCACCTGTACGACGAAGCGACCGAGCAGGCCGTGAAGGCGCTCCAGGCCGCCGCCGGGATCGTCGTCGACGGCATCGCCGGCCCGAACACGTATGCCGTGCTGTCGGCCGGCCAGCGCGACCGCAAACACCTGACCGAAGCGGACATCGCGCGCGCCGCGGACAAGCTCGGCGTGTCACCCGCATGCGTGCGCGCTGTCAACGAAGTCGAATCGCGCAGCTCGGGCTTTCTGGCAGACGGACGGCCCGTGATCCTGTTCGAGCGGCACGTCATGTATCGGCAGCTCGTCGACAGCATCGGCGCGGACGACGCCGCACGGTATGCGGCGCAGTTTCCGAACGTCGTCAGCCAGAAGGCGGGCGGCTACCAGGGCGGCAGCGCCGAATATGTTCGGCTCGACACCGCCGCGCGCATCCACGCGGCGTCGGCTTACGAATCGGCGAGCTGGGGCGCGTTCCAGGTGATGGGCTACCACTGGAAGCGCCTCGGCTACGCGAGCATCGACGAGTTCGTCGCGCGGATGGAGACGAGCGAAGGCGACCAGCTCGACGGGTTCGTGCGCTTCGTCGCGGCCGACTCGTCGCTGCTGTCCGCCCTGAAGAACCGGAAGTGGGCCGCGTTCGCGAAGGGCTACAACGGCCCGGACTATGCCCGCAACCTCTACGACGCGAAGCTCGCCCAGGCGTACGAACGCTACGCCGGCGCGAAGGCGGCCGCGTGAACGTGCCGAGCCTTCGGTTCTGGCTGGCGCTCGCTGCTCTCGTCGCGGCGGTCGCCGGCGCGCAATATGTGCGCGCGCTGCAGGGACGCCTCGCCACGGCACAGAATGCCGCTCGCCAGGCGAAACAGGACGTAGGAGCGCGCGACGCGATCATCGGCCGTCTGATTGCTGACGCCGACGAGAAGGACAAGCAGCGCGCGCAGCTCGACCGCACACGCGGCGCCGTCGTGACGACGCTCGCCGCCTATCAATCGCAACTCCGGAGACTCATCGATGAGAACGAAGCCGTTCGCGCGTGGGCTGCTGCTCGCCTGCCTGACGACGTTGTGCGCCTGCACAGCAGCCCCGCCCTCGCCGGTGCCGACGATTACGCTAAACGAATGCGCAGCGGTGACGCACTGCACCCTGCCCGCGACGCATCCGCAGACGAACGGTGATCTGAGCGACGCGCTGATCGTTGTGCGGGCGGCATGGGCGCGCTGTGCAGCCGAAGTCGACATGATTGCTGCGTGCCAGGCGCGCAGTCAGACGAACCCGCAGGCGGCCGCCCATGATTAAACCAAACAGCCTGCGCGCCGCGCTCGTCGCGGCGATTCCGCAGCTCGCCGCTGCGCCCGACCTGCTCGTCGTCTTCATCAACGACGGCCACATTGTCGCGACCGGCACACGCACGCCGTCGTTCGAATACCGGTACGAGTGCGAGATTCTCATCCGCGACTTCATCGGCAACGCCGACGACGTGATGATCGCGATCGTCGAATGGGCACGCGCGAATCAACCCGACCTCGTGACCAACGCCGACCAGCGCCGCGACGGCATGACGTTCATCGCCGACATTCTCGCGAACGATGCCGTCGACCTCGCGATTAAGCTGAAGCTCACGGAAAGCGTTGTGGTCGGTATGGACGAAGGCGGCCGCCGCACGGTCGAACACGTCGACGACGCGGCCGAACACTGGGTGGTGTAATGGATGACGATCTGCGTGCGCTTGAAAAATGGGCCGGCGGGCTGCTCGCGAAGCTGGCGCCGGCAGCTCGCCGGCGACTATTCCGCGAGCTGGGACGCGATATGCGTCGAGCGCAGCAGTCGCGCGTGGCCGCGCAGCAGAACCCGGACGGCAGCGCGTACGTGCCGCGCAAGATCAAGAAGGGCGGCAAGGGCTTGCGCACCAAGGTCGGCCGCATCAAGCGGCAGGCGATGTTTCGCAAGCTGCGCACCGCCCGCTATCTGCGGATCGATGTCGACGACACGGGGCTTGCGATCGGCTTCGACGACCGCCTGTCGCGCATCGTGCGCGTTCACCAGGAGGGCCAGAAGGCCCCCGTGGAACCAGGCGGCCCGCTCGCGCAGTACCCGGTTCGCGTTGTGCTCGGGTTCGCAGCAACTGATCGTGAACTCGTACGCGACCGGTTGCTGCGCTACCTCGTCCGCTGACCGTTCTCCTATTTTCATTCAACGCATCGCTCACGCAAGATGTGTCGAATTTCCGCCAATGCACTGAGCTGGCGCCTCTCGAATTCGGTTGGTTCATCGACGACCTTGGCGGTAATCGCCATCATGGCCAATCCACCGAGCCCAATCAGGACATTCGCAATATTCGAGTTGCCGACCGAATAGAAATACAGCGCGGAGCCAGCCAAACACGCGGCAGCGACAAGCCAAAACAATCCGATCACTTTGAGCTTTCGCCACTGCTCCTGGGAAAGCAACGCTTTGCGATGTTCACGTTCGGCCCAAAGCTCGGGCGTCGTGCAGTTAACCAAAAACTTAGGCTGGTCCGATGTATCGACGATATTGATGTCGACGCTGCCCCCGGCAGAAATGCCACCATTTACCTTGAAGTCACGCATTTTCGTTCCCCTTAAGGTCGCAGATTTCACACATGACCGCACGTGCGGTATTCGGAGAATAGCCACGTGATCTGCTTCGAAAAAGTGGTTTTTTCAGCCGGCTGGCCGGCCGGTTGAGGGTGTCTGACAGCCGGCCGCTTGTCGGTGAACGGCCGGCTCTTATATGGCCACTTTGTTGTCAGACGCCAGCCGTTGTGATGCTACAACATGGTACGTCGGGTTCGTCTCGCACCCGATCCAATGCCGACCAGCTTCGCGCGCGGCAACCAGGAACGTCCCCGATCCGGCGAACAGGTCGCACACGACCCCGCCATCCGGCACCAGGCGCACCACGTCGCGCGCCAGCTCAATCGGCTTTTCCGTGACGTGTTGCTTCGGCAGCGCCAGGCGCGTCGGAAACACGCCAGGCAGGTACACGTCGCTATCGTTCATCGGCCCGCGGCTCGCCCATACGATGAATTCGGCCTGTTGCGCGAACCCACCTCGACGTGGCCGCGTACGACCTGGCGTCTTGTCCCATACAGCGATGCCGCGCAGCGTCAGGCCGGCCGCCTGCACCACGTCCGTCAACGTCGCGAGCTGGCGCCAGTCGATGAAGCAAACGAGCAGTGCGCCGGGTTTCATCGCACGGCGGCATTCGGTCAGCCAGGCGTGGCACCAGAACGCCCAGGCGCGTTGATCCATGTTGTCGCCTTCGAAGTCGGTATAGACCGCCTTCGTGTCGCTGTTGATGTACTTCTGGCTCGGCGCGCGCGTTCGTGCGGACAGGTGCAGACCACCCGACGCATACGGGGGATCGGTGAATACCAGGTCGACGGACTGATCCGGCAGTGTGCGCGCCAGGGCGAGCGCGTCGACGCGATGGAGCTGGTTGAGCATTGGGGCAATGTCGGCCGCGGGCACGGCGTCGGAAATGTGAATCGTCATGGTTCTGAGGCAACGTGAAAGGGACACCCGCGACGTGTGCGAGGCACGTCATCGAGCGAGTAATAACGATTGTCGACGCACGTTTGCTCGCGCGCGCGACGAGCATGCTGTACCCGCGATCACGACATTTGCCTTCGCTCGCGTCACGCGCGGGCGGCCGGCAACATGGTCGGCATGGATGCGAACGAAATTCAACGGCAGGCACGCAACGCCGTGCGCAAGGGCTCGATTCTCGATGTCGACTACGGCGCGGGCCTCTGTCGCGTTGCGGTCGGCGAGTCCGACGACGACGGCCTGCAGACCAACTGGATTCCCTGGCTCACGCCCGCGGCCGGCAGCACGCGCGAATGGCTTCCGCCGACCAAGGGCGAGCAGGTCGTGCTGCTCGGCCCGATGGGCGACTTCGCGCAGGCCGTCGCACTGCGCGGTCTCTACTCCGACGCCGCGCCGGCGCCGGACAACTCCCCGAACACCCACACCCGCGTCTACGCGGACGGTGCGCGCGTCAGCTATGACCATGCAGCGCACGCGCTGACCGCCGAGCTGCCGGCCGGCGCGACCGTACGCGTTATCGCACCGGGCGCGGTCATCGTGCAGACGAAGGACGCAACCGTGCAGGCCGAAAACATCCTGCTCGACGGTGACGCGACCGTGACGAAATCGCTGACCGTGAAAGGCCCGCTCACGTTCGAGTCGGGCATGACCGGCAAGGGCGGCGAAGGCGGTTCTGTCATGAAGATCGACGGTCGCGCCGAGTTCACCGACGATGTTGTCGCGCGCAACGTCAGCCTGGTCGAACACCCGCACGACGCGAAGGGCGAATTCGCCCGCACGTCGAAGCCGATCCCGGGGGCAGCATGAAGGGAATGAACGCTGTTACCGGTCGCGCGATTTCGGGCGTCGACCACCTGTCGCAGTCGGTCGGCCGGATTCTGACGACCCCGCTCGGCTCGTGCATCCAGCGCCGTTCGTTCGGTTCTGAATTGCCCGACCTGATCGACGCACCGACCAATGGCGCGACGCGCATTCGCCTGTATGCGGCCGCCGCGACTGCGCTGATGCGCTGGGAGCCGCGTCTGACCGTCACGCGTGTGCAGCTCGTGGCGGATGCCGACGAGGCGTTCGCCGGTCAGCAGCTCGTCGACATCGAAGGATGGACCGACGAGCGAGACGAGCCCGTATCGCTGCGCGTGCCTGTGTCGAACGGAGTCGGCGCATGAGAACGACCCCGATCGACCTGTCGCAACTGCCGGCACCGGACATCGTTGACCCGATCGATTTCGAAACGCTGTTCGCCGAGCGCAAAGCGCGACTCATTTCCCTGTACCCGGCCGACCAACGCGCCGAGATCGCCGCGACGCTCGCGCTCGAATCCGAACCGTTGACGCGATCGTTGCAGGAGAACGCCTATCGCGAAGTGCTGCTGCGCCAGCTCATCAACGACAAGTCCCGCGGCATCCTGCTCGCATATGCACGCGGCACGACGCTCGAACACATCGCCGCCCTCTTCGATGTAGAGCGCCTGGTCATCTCGGCCGGCGATCCTGAGAACGGTGTCGATCCGGTCTACGAAGACGACGACAGCCTGCGCGAGCGCGTGCAGCTCGCGCCGCGCGGTTTCTCCGTCGCCGGTCCGGAAGAGGCGTATGTGTTCCATGCGCGTTCGGCCGATGGCCGCGTGCTGTCTGCCGCCGCGTTCAGCCCGGAGCCGTGCGTGATGGTCGTCACGATCCTGTCGCGCGAAGGCGACGGCGCCGCAAGCGACGAGCTGATCGAGATCGTAGAGAAGAACCTGGAAGGCAAGCGACCGCAAACCGACGAAGTGATCGTGCAGAGCGCGAAGATCGTGCGCTATGCGATCCGCTCGACGCTGCGCTTCTTCTCCGGCCCGGATCGCGCCGTCGCGCTCGCGGAAGCGAACAAGCGCACGGCGAAGTTCGCCGCCGACATGCACCGCATCGGCATGGAAGTGACGGTCGACGGCCTGCACGCGGCGATGCGCGTGGCGGGCGTGCAGAAGGTATTGCTCGACTCGCCGGCCGGCGGCGTCGCCGTGACGGGCGAGCAGGCGCCGTACTGCACGGGAATCGAGCTGATCGACGGCGGGGTCGCGGATGAATAAGCCGATGCCCTCGTTGCTGCCGCCGAACGCGACCGCGCTCGAGCGGCGCCTGGCCGAGACCAACGCGCGAATCAGCGGCATCCCGGTCGACATCGGCACGCTGATGGATCCGGACGCGATCCCGCTGGCGTTCCTGCCGTGGCTCGCCTGGCACGTCGGCGTCGAGACCTGGAAGGACTACTGGCCCGAGCAGGTCAAGCGCGCGCGTGTGAAAACGGCGATCCGCATTGCGCGCATCAAGGGCACGGCCGAAGCCGTGCGCCAGGTGTGCGCGTCCTTCGGCGCGAACGTGGCGATGCGCGAGTGGTTCGAGATGACGCCGCGCGGCCGGCCGGGAACGTTCGACATCGTGCTGACGGTCGGCAGCCGTGACGGCGTGCCCGCGACCGCTGAATACGTCGCCGACATCCGCGCGGAGGTCGATCGCGCGAAGCGCGGCACCGCGCATTACACCTTCAAGCAGGGCTTCGGCGCGACCGGCGCGCAGCGCGTCGGCGCCGGCGCGCGTGCCGCGGTCTATTGCCGTCTGTCCCTCTCGGATACCTGAAACATGGCTGGAAACCTTATCCAAATTACCGATGCCGGTCGTGCAGCGCTTGTCGCGCCCGACAACACCGGCACTGTCGCGCGCCGTGTCGTAGAAATCGGGCTGGGCACCGCGGCGTTCGCATTCGACAAGGGTATGAAGACCTTGCCGAACGAGCGCAAGCGCGTGACCACGTTCGGCGGCGACAACGTCGCGCCCGACACCGTACACGTCGTCATCCAGGACGACTCAGACGACCAGTATTCGCTGTACGCGTACGGCCTGTACCTCGACAACGGCGTGCTGTTCGGCGTCTATGTGCAGAGCACGCCTATCCTCGAAAAATCCCCCTCGGCCATGCTGCTGCTGGCGAGCGATACCGTGTTCGCGTCGATCGACGCGGCCCTGCTCCAGTTCGGACCGACGACGTTCCTGAACCCGCCGGCCACGACCGAGCGCAAGGGCGTCGCTGAACTCGCAACACAGGCCGAAGTCGACGCCGGTGCGGATGACACGCGCATCGTCACGCCGAAGAAGGCAGCGGCCCGGTATGCGGCGCTCACGGGCGCGGCATTCTCCGGACCAGTCTCCGTGGCCGGCACCGACGCTGGCGGCGCCCACGTCCGCGCAATCGACGGCGACTACGGCGCGTTCCTGCGCGTGGACGGGAAAACCGCAGCGCTGCTGTCGACCAAACAAGGCGACGCAATCGGGACGAGCAACGGCATGTTGCCGTTCTATTGGTCGCTCCTGACCGGCAAGGTCACGATCGACGGCACCGGCTGCGGCGCAGAATTCGGCGGTGCCGTCGAAGTGGCTGGCGACCTGTCGGTCGGTCAAAGCGCGGCTGAAGCGCATATTCGGCTGGGTCCCACCGATGGCTACCTGTACAGCAGCGCGCAAAGCGTCGGCTTCTGGTCGCCCACGAAAGGGGCGTTTCAGTACCTCTTCGCCGATCGAACCTTTCGCATCGACGGCAAGCTGACCTGGCACGAAGGCAATCTCAACCCACTCGACAAGACCAAGGGCGGCACCTTGGGCGGCGACCTCACGTTCGCAGCCGGAAAGCGCCTGATCCTCGCGGAAGGCAGTCTGGCCAGTCCGTCGCTCACGTTCGCGAACGACGGCGCGCCGGATACCGGTCTGTACCACAGCGCCGACGGGCAGTTCGGTGTGACCTGCAACGGCGCATCCGTTGTCCGCTTCACGCCGACCCTCGCCGCATTCGACCAAGCCGTAACCGGCCCAACGCCGCCGACAGGCGACCGCTCGACGCGCTTCGCCACGACGGAATGGGTTGTTCAGCGCATGGCGACCCAGGAGATCGGCACGATCCTCCTCGAAGTACGCACGAGCGTGCGAGCGGGCTGCCTGAAGCTGAACGGCGCGCTGCTCAATCGAGCCGACTACCCCGAGCTGTGGGCCTACGCGCAAGCGAGCGGCGCGATTGTTGCGGATGCTGATTGGGGAGCGAAGGGGTTCTTCGGCTGCTTCTCGCACGGTGACGGCGCAACGACGTTCCGCATCCCGGAGTTTCGCGGGGAATTTCCGCGCTTTTGGGATGACGGACGAGACATCGACATCGGCCGCGGCATCGGCACTTTTCAGATATTTCTCAATGCGTCGCATGCGCACGGCGCGTCGGCCGCTGCTGTCGGCGACCACGCGCACTCGGCCTGGACCGATGCGCAGGGTCAGCACAACCACCCGCTCCACGATCCCGGCCACGCCCACGGTGTGCGGATGGGTCGTGTTGGTGTCGTCGCGACCTCCTACGGCCAAGGCTGGGGACCGTACAACTGGGACCGCCAGGACATGCACGGCACAGAAGGCGCCGGCACTGGAATCTGGCTCGACGCCGCAGGCAATCACGGCCACAACGTCGGCATCGGTGGGGCCGGCAGCCACTCGCACGCAATCACGATCGGCGCGGACGGCGGCAACGAAGCGCGGCCGCGCAACATCGCGCTGCTCGCCATGATCCGCGCCTACTAATCCACGGACCTCGAACCATGCTGATTCACCACTACAACCCGACGACCGGCGAATATCTGAGCAGCAGTCAGCCCGACGCCGATCCGCGCAACGACACCCGCTGGCTCCTTCCCTCGTTCGCCACGTTCGACGCACCGCCACCGCGCACGCCGACGACCTGGCCGTTTTATCGCGACGGTGCGTGGTTTCTGTTGCCGGACTTCCGTGGGCGCGTTTGCTACCGCACCGACACCGGCGAGCCCGTCGAGATCGCCGTGGCCGGCAAGACGCCCGACGACCTGGAGCTGACGACCGAGCCGCAACCGTCACCGCGCCATACGTGGATCGACGGCGCGTGGACGGTTCCGCCCGAGCTGATCGCACGCGAAAAGCGCGACGCCGCGATGGTCGAGTTCGAACGGCTGATGGAGATCGCACGCCGCGCGAACGCGGGGAAAGCCGATGCGTATGCCGCCGGCCTGCTCGACGACGAAGGCATCTACTACTTCAAAGCTTGGTCCGCGTATCAGATGGCGCTCGTCTCCGCGATCAACGCCGACACGTTTCCGGACGCCGTGGCGTGGCCCGCGACGCCCGCGCCATACGTTGCGCCGACCGAGCCGATCGAACCGCCAATCCCGGCCTCCGTCACGACGACCTGACAACGGGCTCTCCCGTTCCATCTCACCTGTATACCTATAGGAGCTGCACACCATGCCGCAGGATTACCACCACGGCGTACGCGTCATCGAAATCAACGAAGGCGGCCGGCCGATTCGCACGGTCTCCACAGCCGTGCTCGGCATCGTCTGCACCGGCGCCGACGCCGACCCGGCGGCGTTCCCGCTCGACACGCCGGTGCTGCTGACGAACGTTGTCGCAGCGCTCAGCAAGGCCGGCACAAAGGGCACGCTGCGCCGCACGCTCGACGCGATCGGCAAGCAGACGAAGCCCGTCACCGTCGTCGTGCGCGTCGCGGAAGGAAAGGACGAAGCCGAGACGACTACGAACGTCATCGGCACCGTCACGCCGGACGGCAAATACACAGGCATGAAGGCGCTGCTGGCCGCGCAGGGGAGGCTCGCCGTGAAGCCGCGCATCCTGGTCGCGCCCGGCCTTGACTCGCAGCCTGTCGCCGCGGCATTCGCGACAATCGCGCAGTCGCTGCGCGCGATGGTGTACGTCGCCGCGCGCGGCTGTAAGACGAAGGAAGAGGCGGTCGCGTACCGCAAGCAGTTCGGTCAACGCGAAATCATGGTGATCTGGCCGGATTGGCTCGGCTGGGACGACGTGACGAACTCGACCGTCGCCATCCCGGCGCCGGCGATCGCCGCGGGCCTGCGCGCGAAGATCGACAACGACATCGGCTGGCACAAAACGCTGTCGAACGTCGTCGTCAACGGCGTGACCGGCATCAGCGCTGACGTGTCGTGGGATCTTCAGGACCCAGCGACGGACGCCGGCTATCTGAACGAGAACCAGGTCACCACGCTTATCAACCGGAACGGCTTCCGATTCTGGGGCTCGCGCACGTGCGACGCGGACGGCAAGTTCTTCTTCGAGAACTACACGCGTTCGGCACAGGTGATCGCCGACACGATCGCCGAAGAACAGATGGGCGTCGTCGACGGCCCGCTCAACCCGTCGCGCGCGCGCGACATCATCGAGAACATCAACGCGTGGTTCCGCCGCGAAATCTCCGTCGGCAACCTGATCGGCGGCGGCGCCTGGTACGACCCGGAACCGAACACGACCGACGAGCTGACGTCGGGCGGCACGTGGATCGACTACGACTACACGCCGGTCCCGCCGCTGGAAAACCTGAAGCTGCGCCAGCGCATCACCGATCGCTATCTCGCCGATTTCGCCTCGCGCGTGTCGGCCTAACCAGGAGTCACACACATGGGTATGCCCCGCAAGCTGAAAGGCTTCAACCTGTTTCACAACGGCACCAACTTCGTCGGCGAGACGAAGGAAATCCAGCTCCCGAAGCTGTCGCGAAAGATGGAGGACTACCAGGGCGGCGGCATGAGCGGCCCGATCCCGATCGACTTCGGCCAGGAAGCGATCCAGCTCGAATGGACGTGCGGCGGCTTCATGGAGGATGTCGTTCGCATGTACGGCATCACCACGCACGACGGCGTGCAACTTCGCTTCTCTGGCGGCTACCAGCGCGAGGATTCGAAGACCTACGATTCGGTCGAAATCGTCGTGCGCGGCCGCCACAAGGAAATCGACATGGGTTCCGGCAAGCCGAAGGAAGACACCGATTTCAAGGTCACGACGGCGGCCAGCTACTACAAGCTGTCCATCAACGGCCAGGAGCTGATCGAGATGGATTTCATCAACATGATCGAGAAGATCAACGGTAACGACCTGCTCGCCGGTCTGCGCCAAGCGATCGGCCTGTAACTTCGCCCGCGCACGCCGCGGGCACATCCCTCTAGATCATCATCAGGACACGCAACATGACGACCCTCGACACCAACAACACCCCCACCGGCGGCGCCGTACTCGACGCGATCGCGGCCAACACGCACACCTTCGACACGCCGATCATGCACGGTGACCAGCCCATCACGCACGTGACCCTCGCGAAGCCGTCCGCAGGCGCCTTGCGCGGCACGTCGCTCGCGGCACTCGTGAATCTCGACGTGGATGCGCTGCGCAAGGTGCTGCCGCGCATCAGCACGCCGACGCTGACCGAGATGGATGTCACGTTGATGGACCCGGCCGACCTCGTGGCACTGGGGGGTATCTTCGCCGGTTTTTTGATGCCGAAGGCGCTGAAAGCGAGCATGGAATCCCAGAACGCGTAGAAGACGCGATGGCCGATGTCGCGACGGTGTTCGGCTGGACACCGCGCGACATGGACGACTTTTCCCTTTCTGAGCTGATGGATTGGCGCGAGCGCGCCCGGATACGCAGCGGACACGAGTAACGATGGACAACGCCCTCAAACTGCGCGTCATGTTCGACATGGTCGACAACTGGACGAAGCCCCTGCGGAACATGCTGAACAGCAACAAAGGGCTCGCGCAGTCGTTGAAGGCGACGCGCGGCGAGCTGGCCGAACTCGGCAAGCAACAGAAGGCCGTCGCGTCGTTCCGCGAGATGCGCGCTGGGCTCGCCGATACCACGAAGAAGCTCGGCGCGGCGCAATCCAACGTGAAGGCGCTCGCCGGCTCGCTGCACGCGTTCGGCCCTCCCACTAAGCAGATGGTCGCCGACATGGCGCGCGCGCGGCAGGCAGCGTCACGCCTGCGCGCCGAGCAGAAAAAGCAGGCGGCCGCCGTCGACGAGATGCGCGGCCGACTCGCGCAGGCCGGCATCGAGACGCGCAACCTAGCGCAGCACGAGCGCACGCTGCGCTCGAACATCGCGTCGACGACGGCCACGGTGCAGGCGCAGACGCGCCAGCTCGAAGCGCTGTCGGAACGCGACAGGAAGCTCGCGGCGGCACGCGGCAAGATGCAGGCAATGCAGGGTGTCGCGGGCGGGATGGCGATCGGCGGTTACGCCGCCCGCTCGACCGGCATGCGCATGCTCGGTGGCCTCGGCGGCACGCTCGACGAAGCCAAGAAGATGACGAACGAGCGCGCGCGCATCACGGCGCTCGGCCTCGGCGACCAGGCGACGCAGGACGCCGAGAAGTACGTTCGCGCGATGAACATGATGGGCGTCAGCACGTCCGACAACATGACGCTGATGCGCGACGCGCTGTCGATTTTCGCGGACGAGCATCACGCGCAGATGGTCATGCCAACGCTCGCAAAAATGAAGTTCGCCAACGAAGCGCTGTTCGGCGCGGAGGACGCGCACGCGAACGAAGAGAAGTTCATGAACATGCTGAAGGTGATCGAGCTGCGCGGCGGCACGAAAGACGAAGCGACGTTCAAGAACGAAGCGAACATGGTGCAGAAGGTGCTGTCGGCGACCGGTGGCCGCGTCGGTGGCGACGAGTGGCGCAACTTCATCCAGACGGGCGGCGTTGCGGCGAAGCAGATGCGCCAGGACGCGTTCTATTACCAGATGGAGCCGCTTATTCAGGAAATGGGCGGCCACGGCGTTGGCACTGGCCTCATGTCCGCGTACAGCAATGTCTACCAAGGCAAGACGACCGTGCGCGCGGCGAAGGAGATGATGAATCTCGGCCTGGTCGACAAGAAGAACGTCGAATACAACAAGATCGGGATGATCAAGCGGATCAAACCGGGCGCGCTGCTCGGCGGCGATCTGTTCAAGGCGTCGCCGCTTGAATGGCTGGAAAAGGTGTTGCTTCCGCAGATGGAGAAGAAGGGCATCACGGACCCGGACAAGGTGAAAGACATGATTTCGACGATCTTCACCAACCGAACCGCCGCGAACCTGTTCTCGACCATGTACATGCAGCGGAACCAGATTCACAAGAATGAAAAGCTCAACTGCGGCGCATACGGCATCGACGACGCGGCGAAGCTCGCTGCGCTGCAAACCCAGGGCAAGGAAAACGACTTGCTCGCGAAGGGCCGCGACCTGCGGCGCGAGATCGGCGAGCGCATCGCGCCGCTGTACAACGCGGCGCTGGACAAGACCCGCGAGATTGTCGGCAACCTCATCAGCTTGATTCAGCGCCACGGCGCGGCGGCGAAGATCATTCTGTCCGTGCTCGCCGCGTTCGCCGCACTGCTCGTCGTCATGGGGACGTTCACGATCGCGCTCGCCGGCGTGCTCGGACCGCTCGCGATCGTGCGCTTTTCCATGACGACGCTCGGCATCCAGGGCGGCATCCTGTCACGCGTACTCGGCATCGGCGCCGCCGCCTGGCGCATGTTCGCCAGCGCCGCCCTGTTCGCCGGCCGCGCGATGCTGATGACGCCGATCGGCCTGGCAATCACGGCAGCCGTCGTCGTCATCGCGGGTGCGGCCTATCTGATCTACCGGTACTGGAAGCCGATCAGCCGCTTCTTCGCCGGGCTCTGGAAGGAAGTACTGCAGGTCGTCGACAGCGTGACCAGCGCGATTACGCAATACCTGATGAACTGGACGCCGCTGGGTTTCATCGTCGACCACTGGAACGACCTGAAGGCCATCACCGCGGCAATCTGGACGCTCATCAAGGCCGGCATCGTGTCAGCCGCGCAATCGATCGCCGACTTCTTTATGAACTGGACCCTCGTCGGCGTCATCGTCCGTCACTGGGACGAAATCAAGGCGGCTGCCGGCGCGGCGTGGAACTGGATTGCGGACACGGCAATGTCGGCCGGCCGAGGCATTGCCGACTTCTTCATGAACTGGACACTGCTCGGCGTCGTCATTCGACATTGGGACGACATCGTCGGCTTCATGTCCGGCCTGGTCGGCCGTTTCACAACGATCGGCGGACAAATTATCGACGGCATGGTGGCGGGTTTCCTCGGCGGCATGGGTGCCGTCAGGCAGGCCATTCACAACGTCGGCGAAAGCGCGATCGCATGGTTCAAGGAAAAGCTCGGCATTCACAGCCCGAGCCGCGTGTTCGCCGAGCTGGGCGGGTTCGTCGGCGAAGGGGCGGCGCTTGGCATGGCAGGCGAAGCGCCGAGCGTCGCGCGCGCGGCGCTCGGGCTCGCGACGGCCGCCGTGACCGGGTTCGGTACGCCCGCGCTGTCGACGGCTGCGCCGCTCGTGCCAATCGACCGGCGGCCGCCGATCGCGGCGCCGGGTCCGGCTGCTGCGTCGTCTGCATCGGCCGCCACTCCCGCGTCGATCGTCATCAACATCTACCCGCAAGCCGGCGACGATCCGCGCGCGATCGCCCGCGCCGTAGCCGCCGAGCTGGATCGTCGCGAACGCGCGCAGCGTGCGCGCGCCGGCTCGCGCCTGTCTGACTGACATTTACGGAGGATCTGTCCCATGCTGCTGTCGCTGGATCAGTTCGCGTTCAGCCTGACCACTGCGCCATTCCACGAGCTGAAGCGGCGCCGGAACTGGAAGCATCCGAAGAAGTCGCGTATCGGCGCGCGCGATGCTCGCCAGTACACCGGCCAGGGCGACGATGTCATCACGCTCGACGGTCTCATTGCGCCGGATCAAATCGGCACGAGTGCGTCGATCGACCAGCTCGTCCAAATGGCGAACGTCGGCGAAGCGTACGTGTTGGTCGACGGTCTCGGGACCGTCTACGGCGCGTACCTCATCGTGGGCCTCGACGAGACGCGACGTTACTTCACCCGCGAAGGCACCGCGCGCAGGATCGAATTCACGTTGACGCTCGAATGCGTCGACGACGACGCGCTGCGTATCGACCAGGATGCGGCGCTGGTCGATGATTCTGAAACCGACGACGCAACGAACCCGGAGCCGAAGGCATGACGACGCGCGCGACCGACCACTCGAACGCAGCCGTGTACCGGCTTGAGCGTGTTGAACCGATGGCCGACTACCGCATCACGCTCGGCGGCCGCGACATCTCGCGACGCTTCCTGCCGCGGCTCGAATCGCTGACCCTCACGGAATCGCGCTCGGACGATGCGGATACGGTCGACCTGGTGCTCGACGATTCGCGCGGCGATCTGGCGTTACCGAAGCGCGGCGACGAAATCAAGGTGTCGATCGGCTGGGCCGGCGAGCAGCTCGTCGACAAGGGCACGTTCGTCGTGACCGAGTTCGAGCACAGCGGCGCGCCGGACACGCTGACCGTGCGGGCACGCTCGGCCTCGATGTCGAACGGCATGCAGGAGCGCCGTGAGAAGAGCTGGCACAAGCAGACGATTGGCTCGATCGTGCGCGCGATCGCGGCGCGCTACAAGCTGACGCCCGCCGTCGCTGACGCCCTGGCGAAGATCGTGATCGCGCACATCGACCAGACACACGAAAGCGATATGTCGTTTCTGACGCGCCTGGCGAAGCGCTACGACGCCGTGATGAACGTCAAGGATTTGCGGTTGCTGTTCACGCCGATCGGCACCGGCAAGACCGTCAGCGGGAAGTCGTTCCAGGTGTTGAACCTGACGCGCGCGAGCGGCGACCAGCATGCATACCACGTGTCTGAACGCGAGAATTATTCGGCCGTGCGTGCGCATTACCACTCGAACGGCAAGGCGAAGCGGAAGTCGGTGATTGTGGGCGGGGAGAACAACAAGAACGTGAAGGTGCTGCCGGAGGACTACGCGACGGAAGCCGAAGCGCGAGCCGCGGCGCAGGCCGAGTTCAAGCGCATGCAGCGCAGCCAGGCGACGATGCGCTATTCGCTCGCGCGCGGCCGCGCCGATCTGTTCCCCGAAATGCCGGTCACGCTGTCGGGCTTCAAGCCCGAAATCGACGAGACCGCGTGGCTCGTGAAGAAGGCAACGCACACGATCGACGGCGACGGCGGATTCGCGACCGCGCTCGACCTCGAAATGCGCGACGATCCGACGACCGAGCGGCACCGGTCGCATTTCAAGAAGGGCGGAAAGTAAAAAGCCCGCACGCAGCGGGCTTCAGGTTGCTTGCTATGGAGTCGGTCAACGCGACTTCTAGTGATCATTCATATTCGCACGAATTGGCGGCCCGTCGCCGCACCGCGCAAGTGCCGCGCGCGCGACACGAAGATTTCCCATCGCCTGAATCGCAACTTCGAGCACGTGGCTGACCGACTGCATGGCATCGTCAATCGCTGCGCGTGCAACATCGCGCTCACAGCCGGTCATGTCCGAACGGACTCGGCCCCCGCCCATCGCTTGGGTGCGTGCGTCCGTATGACGAGCGGCTATGCCAACCGTGCCGTTGTTGTGCTTCATGTCGATGCTCATTCTTCTGGTCCCTCACAAACATGTTCATGGACCGACGACACGCAACACGACGCGGTTGCCTCGGAATACCCCACGTCGCCAGCATCGCCGGCTTTCAGGATGCTAACTCAATACTGGATGGATATACAGTGTTTGTGTGAAGAATGGCTGGCGTGCGACGACGCGCCCGGACTACTTCTTCCCGTCCTTCGCGGCCCGCTCGGCGCGCAAGCGTTCGATTTCGGCCATCGCACGATCAACGTTTTCCGCTGCCCGCTGGTCCAGCGCTGCGCGGCGATTTTCCGGCAGGCGTTTTGCTCGCTGCGGCGTGCCCGTCTTGAGCATGACGGCCTGATTTAGAACGCTGCCAATAAACGACTGCAGGGTCGCTTTGCCTGTTTCGTTGAGTTGTCGGAAGCAATCGATGAAATAGCGCTCGTCGTCCTCCGAATCCGCATCGACGCCTTGTTCACTAGAGGCGGACCTCCTACCGCGCAATACGTAAACCACGTCAACCCCGAGTTCGGCGACCGCGCTCAGGTACTTCGCATCGGGCGACCGCTCGTCCGCTTCGTAATTCGATTGCGCACGGCGTAACACGCCCCCTACCGCAGCAAATTCATCTTGACTCAGTCCGAGCCGCAAGCGCTCTTCCCTCAAACGCGTGCCTATCGTGTTCATATGAACCTATAATTTAATTGACGTGCTCGTTTGAGCTCATTACACTAGCCTTACCGTAACGCAAGGCTAACCATCAAAGTATACCGACCATGACCACCGCCAAAGGCCCGCGCCGATCACCACGCGGCACCCTGTCGGACAAGCCCGTATACGTCCGGCTGACATCCACCGAGCGCGACGAGCTCGAACAATTCGCCGCGCAGCGCAATCGCTCGATTTCGAGCATGGCGCGCGAGCTGATCCGTATCGGCGCGCGCCAGCTTCGCGCCATCCCTCGTTCCCGTTCCGCCCGCTCGTGAATTGAGGAGCCCGCATGTATCCCGATCCCAAGCGCATCCGCAACAACAAGCACACCGTCCGCTTCGACGACTACGAGCAAGCCGTGTTGACGGCTCTCGCGAACTACCAAGGCGAGCAACTCGCCGTGTTGATTCGCGAGATCGTCATGCGCGAAGCGACCGCTGTGCTCGCCGAACGCAATGCCACGATTCTGGACCACGCCGGCGCCTGAACGAAGGCACCGATCCGCCAACAATGAGTAGCTCCTACGATGCCCGAAACCAGCACGGAGATTTCTTTCTCGGATGCCGACCGCGACGTGCTGGAACGTGTGCGCCAGCAGTACAGCCTCCCGTCGATAGAGGCGGCCGCCGAGTGGCTCGTGAAGCGTCGCCTGCGCCTCACTTCGAAGCAACTAAACGGTCGCGGCCGCGCCCTGTATCTCGTCCGGAGTAAGCCGAAATGCGCATCCTGAACCGCTGCCCCCACTGCCGCACGCGCGCGACCGCACGCAGCAGCCGCGAAATGTCCCAGACCTTTCGGGAAGTCACGTACCAGTGCAACAACGTCGAGTGCGGCCACACGTATGTCGTGAACATGGAGTTCGCCCGCACCCTGTCACCGTCCGCGACCCCGAATCTGTCGCTAAACCTGCCGCTCTCGCCAAACGTGCGCGAGCGTCTCGTCGAGCAGCTCGAACTGCCCGTCTAGCGCCCTAAACCCCTTCCCCCCGTTTCCCCCTCGCATCGTGCCTATCCGGCGCGAGGGACTTTTTTTGCCTGAAAAAAGGAGATCAGCATGGCCACTCTCGCTTCTATCGCTGTCGTGATGCCGTTCGATCCGACCCGTCTGTCGCTCGACAAACGCCGCGAATACCTGCGCGCACTGTGGCGCGCCGATATCGATCCGCTTGTGTTCGTCGGCACCGCCCGCCGGCTCGGCTACGCGCTGGGCTGCCATTGGGACGCCGACGCCGGCATGCCCGTCCTGACGCCCATCGTTCTGCACTGATCCGATGCGCGCGCCCCTCACCGACGTCGACCTGCGCGCGATGTGGCGCCGCCTGCGCATGGTCGGGAATTTCGACGCCCTGTGCCCGGCCGCCCGCCACGCCTTCGAATGCACGGCGAAGGTATGGCGCGATCGAGAACCCGCGCCCGAGTTGCCGGCCGTCGACGGGAAACGCCGCGCCGCGAACGACTTCGACTGATCCGTCCGCGCCGGCCGCCGGCGCACTCACCTGGAACCACACCATGAAGCCCTACGTTTTCAGCATCGGCGTGCTGCTGATGCTTTCCATCTCCCTCTACGGCGTCTACTGCCTGGCCGCCGACGTGCTGCGCCTGTTCGACGTTCGGCTCGCCCGGCCGATCGCTTTTGTGATCGGCGTCATCGCAATGATCGTCCTGGTCGCAGCGCTGGCCTGGGCCGTTCCGCCGCGGGGCTGACACGATGACGAACGAGCCCACCATTCGTTACGAGCTTCTGACTCCGGCCGGCCTGCGCACTGTCGCAGGCGATCACGTCGCTATCCCGAACGACGCCGGCGCCACGTTCGGCATTCACACCGAGTCGCACCTGCACGACGGCCACCCCGAAAAGTGCATCGTCACGCACCTGATATCGGGCATCCGCATCGGCCACGGCGCGACGCGTACCGCAGCCCTCGCGAACGCGACGTCGAATCTCGAACGCAACCGCAAGCGCCTGCGCACCATGCTCGACCAGGCGATCACCTCGCGCTACGAGCTGCAGCACGCCGTTCAACGCCTGCAACAAAACCATCACGACATCCTCGGAGGCGCAGCAGCATGACGCACACAACTACCCCTCACGACGCCGCGCTCGCGGCTTCCATCGCGGCGGCCGCCGACGTTCTTCGCTTTGACCACGAACCCGGCGGCCTCCAACGCGTCGCGGTGCTCGCGCTGTTCGTCAGCGTCCTCGGCGATCGACTGGCCCTTGCCTTCCCCGCGTCGGCCGGCGCGCTGCGCGCGCTGGTCGACAGCCCCGCAACACCCGGTAACCCTGCCGCCCTCTCCCTGCACCAACAGCAATAACGATGGCCTCGATCGACGAACTGAAACAACGCATCGACCTGCACGACCTCGCCGACCGGCTCGGCTTGAAGCGCGGCCGCGGCGGCGACCGCGCGCTCTACCACTCGCCGCAGCACGACGACAAGAGCCCGTCCCTGTCGATCTACGTGAACCACGCGAAGCACGGCACCGGCTGGCGCGACCACAGCGCCGACGTCGGCGGCTCGTGTATCGACCTGGTCATGCACGCGCGCGGCGGCACGGTCGCCGACGCGGTGCGCTACCTGCACGACGCGTACGGCATCCCGCTCGACCGCCAGGCGCCGGCCGAGCGCCGCGAGAAAACGAAGTTCGAATACATCGCCGACTGCTGCTTCGCCGAGCGCGACCAGGTGCGCGAATACCTCGTCGGCCGCGGCATTTCCGCCACGGCGATCGACGCCGCCATCAGCGCGCGCACGCTCGGCTTCAACACCTGGACGAGCGCGAAGGTCGCGGCCGGTGAAGTCGGCCACGGCGGGCCGGCCGCCGCATTCATCGTGCGCGCACCGGGCGACGGCCGCGTCGTCGCCGTCGACATGCGCTATGTCGATCCGGCGCTGAACGGCGGCGTCAAGACGCAGACCCAGGGCGACAAGGCCGGCTACGGCTGGACCGCCGATGCTCGCCGGCTCGACAAGGCGAAGCGCGTGTTCATTGTCGAAAGCGCGATCAACGCGCTGTCGATCGACACCTGCGCGATGCCTGGCGCCGCCGCCCTGGCGCTTCGCGGCCTGGCAAACGTGGACGGCATCGACTTCGCCTTCCTGCGCGGCAAACAGGTCGTGATCTGCCTGGACAACGACGAACCGTTCGCGGACGGCCACCCGCGCGCCGGCCGCCGGCCTGGGCCGGAAGCTGCCTGGGCGCTCTACGAACGGCTCACGGCGCTGAACATCAGCGCCGTGCTCGTCGACCAGGCGAATTGGTTCGCCGACCTCGCGGACGGCGAGAAGGCCGTCAAGCCGATCAACGACGTCAACGACTACCTGCAACTGCGCGGCCCGGCCGATCTGCAGCGCGCACTCGACCAGCTCGAGCCGTGGCTCATCGCCGGCCTCGCCGGCGACGCCACGCGTCGCGGCCGACCGCGCATCTTCCTGCCATCGCATGACTTCGCACAGTACTGGCGTTTCCGTGTCCGGCCGGACTTCACCAGCTACATCACGAAGATGGACAAGAACGAGGAAAGCGGCGTCGAGACGCCCGTCATGACGGACCTGTGCGGCTTCCGCATTGCCGGCATCAGTCGCGTGTCCGTGGCAAGCGCGACGTCGACGATGACGGGCGACGCCGACCAGGCGCCCACCGTCTATTTCGCCGTATCTGTCCAGGCGCCGCGCCACGGCGCGCAGCTCGTGCGCCGCGTGATGCTCGACGATCAGCTGCACAACGTCGACCAGTGGGGCAAGTTCGGCCCGATCTGGTCGCCGGCGCCGTTCAAGCGCATGGTCAACATCCTGGAGCGCGGCGCCGACCTCGGCGCGCGCCAGGCGGCGAACTTTGTCGGGCTCGCCTGGCGCGATGGTCGCCTGATCGTCAACGAGGGGCCGGACTGCTATTTCACCGAAGCCGATAAACAGTGCCCGTACCACAACCTGACCTTCCCGACAGGCCCGGCCAGCGACGCGCGCCGCGTCATTGCTGCGTACCAGGCGACGTTCAAGCAGAACGCCGCGACGATCCCGCTCGTGTGGGCGCTCGGTGGCCACCTGAAGGCGTTGCTCGGTTTCTGGCCGCACATCACGATCCAGGCGAACAAAGGCGCCGGCAAGTCGACGCTCATCAAGCGCCTCGAGCGCTCGCTCGCGTTCACGATGTTTTCCGGGCAGTCGCTGCAGACCGAGTTCCGCCTGCTGACCAGCATCAGCCATACGAGCCACCCGGTCGGATGGGAAGAGCTGTCCGCGCGCCGGCAGGACGTGATCGACAAGGCGGTCGGCCTGCTGCAGGAGAACTACCAGTACACCGTGACACGTCGCGGCACCGACATGACCGAATACCTGTTGTGCGCGCCCGTGATGCTGGCCGGCGAAGACGTGCCCGTGCGCAGCCTGCTCGGCAAGCTCGTGCGCACGACGCTGACCGGCAAGCGCGGCCCGCTGATGCCCGACGACCTGCCGCGCTTCCCCGTGCGCCAGTGGCTCGAATTCCTCGCCGGCCTGGACAAGCGCACCGTGTCCGAGCAGTACGCGACGCTGCGCGACAAAGCGCTTGGGAAGTGCATCGCGAGCGGCGAGGACGACGGCGCGAAGCGGATGGCCGGCAACTATGCGGCCGTCGCGCTCGCGTGGCGCTACCTGTGCGAGTTCGCCGGCATGGACCCGAGCGAAGGCGACTTCCCGCGCGACCTGCTCGCCGAAATGAACGGCCACGTCGCCGAGACGAGCGCCGATCGCGAGCCGTGGGTCTGGATCATGGAAACCGTGCTGTCGGAGATCGACGGCGGCAACTACAAGCACCCATTCACGTTCGATACCGTCGACGGCGAGTTCTGTCTGCTGCTGCGCACAGGCCACGTGATGGACCACATCGCCCACACGAGCGCGCTGCGCGACAAGTGGAACGGCCTGCCCGTGAAATCCGACCGCGTGTTCAAGGCGCAGCTCAAGCACGCCGGCGTCGTGGTCGGCGAGAAGGAAGTCGAACGGCGGATCTACACCCGACGCGTGCCGTACCTCACCCCGATCTCGCTGGACCGCCTGGCCGGCTTCGGGCTGCACGTGTCCATCCGTGAAGACCTGGCTACCGACGCGACCGAGCAGCGGGGTCGAGCATGACCCGCTCTCAGCAGATGCGGCCGCCGTGCGGCCGTACCCCTTCCCTCATTCTTTCCGGCCGCGTAGCGGCCCTGTATTCGGGTTTCCGGTGCGTGCGTCGATGCGCGCAGCAATCGGCGCACGTAGTCACGCGGCCGCCGTGCTGTCCATTTCCCCCCGTCCCCCCCGCGAGTCGAAACGGCTGGGCAACTACGCGGACCTTGAGGGAGAGGGGGCGCGCGGGCCGGATTTTCCACAGGGAGCAGGCAGGCAGCGCACGCGAATCGTGGTTTTCGAGGCTGTCCGCTCGTAAGTCTTTGATTCTTGAAGCGAGTGCCGCCATGAATCGCATTCGAATTGCCACTAGTCGATGCGTTTTTGCCACTAGTTCGGTTTTTGCGCCGGCCGCCGCCGTCCCTTTTTCTCTTCTCTCTAATTCATTGAAAAAGAAGAAGAAAGAATACGTAGAGGGGGCGGAAATTGACCGAAACGCCATGCCACGAGTCGGGCGCGTTTTGCCACGAGTCGCGGGCGCTGCCTATTTTTTAGGCCACGAGTCGGAAGGGGGTGCCACGGGTTTTTCATGGCAACTAGTGGCACACACAACCATTACGAATCAACGACTTACGGTCGACATTCGCGTTAGCCACGAGTCCACTAGTTGTTCTGCGTGTCCCCTCTTTACGCGTTGAAAATCACCATGCAAGAATATTCACGTCGCGGCTCGCAGCGCGGCACCGGCGCGTACCTCGGCCGACAAGAACTGCGCGAACTGACCGGCACGCCGCAACGCGCGCGCCAAATCCTGTGGCTCGCTCGACAGGGTTGGCCGCATGTCGTCGATGTGCACGGTCGCGTGTTGGTCGCACGCGCTTACCACGACAAGCAAATGGGAATCATCGAATCTAAACAAGGGCGCACACCGCAGCCGGCCGGTCTTACGTCGCTCAATCTCGGCGCAGTGTGATGGCGGGCAGAGCACAAACTCCAGGTGCAATCCCGCGCTTCCGTTCACGCAAGAACGCGGACGGCTCGCTGCGTTATTACTACGATCACGGCGAGGTGGACGGGCGGCGCATTCTCGAGCCGCTCGGCACTGATCGCGTCGTCGCACTCCAACGTTGGGCCGAGTTAGAAGGCGCCCGTGCACCGTCGTCGGAAACGACGCGGCACACGTTCGCCATGCTTGAGCAGGCTTACCGCATACGCGAGTTGCCGCAGAAATCTGCGGCGACGCAACGCATGTACGACCTGTTCCTCTCCAGGCTCGCTGGCGTCATCGGCGATCGCGAGCTCGACACGCTCACGCCGGCCGACGTCGCCACGATCTGGCGCGCCACGGCGGAGAAACGCGGCGTCGTAACAGCGAACCGCACGAAGGCCGTACTGTCGCTGGTCCTGAACTGCGGGCGGCTGTGGGGCATGATGACGATCGCGAACCCGTGCGCCGGCGTGCGCGGCAAGAAAGAGACCGGGCGCCAGGACATCCTCATCGATGACGAGCTATATGCTGCCGTCTACACGGTGGCCGACCAGCCGCTACGCAACGCGATGGACCTGGCTGACCTCTGCGCACAACGTCCTTCGGACGTCCTGCGCGTGCAGCGCTCCAACATCGTGCGTGGCAACCTGATCTTCCGCACGCAGAAGACAGGGGCATTCGTCACCGTACAGATCACTGGCGACCTCGCGGCGCTCATCGATCGCCTTCTCGCCTGGCGTGGTTCGAAGGTCGACGTCTCGCCCTACCTGTTGCGTGACGAGGAAGGCTATCCACTCACGAAGGGCAAACTGCGCTCCCGCTTCGACAAGGCGCGCGAGCTGGCTGGCATCGACAAGGCAAAATTTCAGTTCCGCGACCTGCGTGCGCGTGGCGTGACGCACAAGACGATCGACGAGGGATTGGAGGCCGGGCAGCGGTTGGCGGGGCACAGCGGACCTGGCATGACGGCGCGATACGTGCGCGGTGCGCGTCCCGTTAAACCGTCTCGATAG